TACGAAATGTATGACTGTGTTAAGATAGTTCCTAAATACGAAGTAACAAAAATAGAAGCCGATAAGTTTAAATTAGTCGACAAAAAAGTAAAAGCTACTCATATTTATAATGTTAAAAACCAATTAGGAATACATACAACTCTAGAAGATAAAGAAGAAGCGTTTAATCTAGCTAGAGAAATAAACGAGCAAGTAAATGGCTTTTTTTAAGATAATAATTCCAAATTATAATAATGCTAAATGGTTAGACAAGTGCTTAACTTCTATAACTAATCAAACATTTAAAGATTATGAAGTAGTAATAATTGATGATATGAGTACGGATAGTTCCGTAGACATAATAAAAAAATATCCGTTCCACTTAATTGAGTTAAAAGAAAAACGATACAATGGTGGAGCTAGAAATGTAGGTATAGATTATCCTATCGAAAGTAAATATACATTATTTTTAGATAGTGATGACTGGTTCTATACAAATGACGTGTTAAAAAAAATATATAAACATTTAAAAAAGAAACCTGTCGACTGTCTTACACTACCCTATCATATAGTTTATAAAGAAAGCGAAGCCGACTTTCCACTAAAGAGAAATGATATTAAGTCTTTAGTATGGAGCGAGTGTGGAGCGTGTTGGACTAAATGTATTAAAACCGAACTTATAAGAAAGTTTCCAGAAAATACACTAATGGAAGATACTATACAACATATAGACCAATGCAACTATGTAAAGACTTTAGATAGTATAGACTGCTTCGTTGTATGCTATAACCGAACTAATGTAGAAAGTTTAACACACCCACAAAAACAAGTAACTATTAAGTGGCGAACTTCTATTTTAAGGTTTGTAGCAGATCTAATGGAGTTATGGTGTTCTAATGAAGACTGTGAAGCTCGTAGAATAGAACGTCTAGAAACTGCTAAAAATGAGATTAAAAGAGGGGTTTACTTCCCATGGTAGAATACACTAACGTAATATTATGTAATGGTATAGGACAAATAGGTGGGATAGAAACATTTTTTTATGAGTTAGGTAAAAAGTACGGTAAATACGATATAACGCTAGTTTACAATTACGCCGATAACAACCAACTAAAAAGAATAGGAAAATATATAAGGTGTGTAAGGCTAACTAAAAAGATAAAGTGTAAGAAATGTTTTTTAATGTATAACGTAGCTATCGACATGGTAGAAGCAGAAGAATACATACAACTAATACACGCTAATTATAAAGTTCAAAATATGCTAGTAAATACGAACCCTAAAATAACAAGGTATTACGGAGTTAGCGAGTGGGTTGTTAAAGACTATGAAGAGTTATTAAGAAAAGAAGGCATCTTAAAAGAAGTAGGCATATGTTACAACCCTATAACAATAGAAAAGCCTAGGAAGATATTAAAATTAATAAGTCCTACTAGACTAACAAAAGAAAAAGGCAAAGAGCGTATGGAGATACTAGGTAGAAAGTTACATGAAGCAAATATACCTTATTTATGGTTAGTCTTTACTAATGACTTTGAAAAAATAGACATACCTAACATTGTATACATGAAACCTACATTAGACATAAGAGACTATATAGCCGAAAGTGATTATCTAGTCCAATTAAGTGATACCGAAGGTTGTCCTTATTCATTAATAGAAGCTAATTGTCTAGGAGTACCATGTATATACACACCAATACCAAGTGTTATAGAAATAGGTATTCAAGGATATATGTTACCTTTTGATATGAAGGATATACCAACAAATGATATATACAACAAAATACCAAAAGTTAATTATGAACCACCTAAAGATATATGGAATAAGTTGTTAATACATAAACCAAGTACATACAACCCCAATGACATAGTAGAAGTAATATCTAAAAAGACTTTTGAAGAAAACGGTAAATGGACTATGGCTAATCAAGTTATGGTAGTAAATAGAGAAGAAGCCGAAAGGCTAATTAAAGAAGACAAAGCACGTTATATACAAATATAAAGGAGTTGATACAATGCCATTTAAAAGCGAAGCTCAAAGAAAGTGGGCTTATACGAAGGAAGGTACAAAGGCTCTAGGTGGTAAGAAAGCAGTAGCCGAGTGGGAAAAAGCTACAGGAAATAAGAAACTACCTAAATATGTATCTAAAAAGAAAGGAAAATAAATGGAAGTAGTAAATAAAAATATTATGGAAATATATCCATACGAAAAAAACCCACGTAAAAATGACGAAGCGGTTAAGTATGTAGCTAATTCAATAAAAGAGTTCGGTTTTAAAGTTCCTATCGTAATAGATAAAAATGGAGTAATAGTAGCAGGACATACAAGATATAAAGCAAGTAAAAAACTAGGACTTAAAGAAGTTCCATGTATTATTGCAGATGATTTAAACGAAGACCAGATCAAAGCTTTTAGACTTGCCGATAATAAAGTAAGTGAACTTGCCGAGTGGGACTTTCCTATTCTTACCGAAGAACTAGAAAACCTAGATATAGACATGGAACAATTCGGCTTTGAAGATTTAGAAATTGAAGAAGAAAAAGAAATAATAGAAGATGAAGTACCAGAAGTTCCAGAAGAACCAAAAGCAAAATTAGGAGATATTTATCAATTAGGAAATCATAGACTAATGTGTGGAGATAGTACAAAGGCAGAAGATGTAAGTAAATTAATGAATGGTGTAAAAGCAGATATGGTATTTACAGACCCACCTTATGGAATGAAGAAAGAAAATGATGGTGTAGCAAATGATAACTTAAATTATGATAACTTATTAGAGTTTAATAAAAAATGGATACCAATAACTTTTGACAATTTAAAAGATAATGGAAGTTGGTATTGTTGGGGAATAGATGAACCATTAATGGATATTTATTCTAATATATTAAAACCAATGGCAAAACAAAACAAAATTACTTTTAGAAACCTTATTACATGGGATAAAGGAAGTGGACAAGGACAACTTTCAAATGAGTTTAGAATGTACCCAATAGCAGATGAAAAATGTCTATTTGTACAGGTAGGCATACAATGTTTGACTTTAAATGCAGATCAATATTGGGAAGAATATGAACCTATAAGAAAATATTTGTATGAAGAACGAATAAAATGTGGGTGGGATATTCCAACAATGAAAACAATAGCAGGACATAGCGACAAATCGAGGGATCACTGGACAAGTAAAAGTCAATGGAATTTACCAACAAAAGAAATATATGTTAAGTTTCAAAACTGGGCAAAAGAACATAATATAGAGGCTTTTAACAAAGAATATGAAAAACTAAGAGAAGAATATGAAAAACTAAGAGCATACTTTAATAATACCCACGATAATATGAATAATGTTTGGCACTTTAATAAAACAAATGGAGAAGAAAGAGAAAGTGCAGGAGGTCATGCAACTCCTAAACCTTTAGAACTATGTGGTAGAGCAATAAAGAGTTCTAGTAGAGAAAATGAAAGTGTACTAGATGTTTTTGGTGGTAGTGGTAGTACACTTATTGCTTGCGAACAATTAAATAGAAAGTGCTATATGATGGAATTAGAACCAAAATGGGTAGATATAATAATACAAAGATGGGAGAACTTTACTGGAGAAAAGGCAGTGAAGCTAAATTGATAGTTGTAGCAACAGACGAGGAATACAAACTAGCAAAAAAAAGATTTAAACACCAGATCATAATTAAGACTGGTATAGGTGGAATAAATGTAATAAGAAAGTTAAGAAGGATACCTAAATGGATAAAGATAATTAACTTTGGTTATGCAGGAAGTAATAATATTCCAGTAGGAACGGAAGTAGTAGTAGGAGAATGTAGACTATACCACCCTAACGTTATTTATAACGAAGTGGAATATATGTTAGACAAAGAAAGTACAATTAAGTGTTTTACAAGTAATGACTTTGTCATAAAAACCGAAATAAAAAAGCCGTGTGTCTTTGACATGGAACTTGCTTATATAATGGCACTAGGTTTTAAAAGAGTAAAAAGTATAAAAATAGTAAGTGATAATTTATCATTAAAGGAGTATGAAAAAAATATAAAACAGTCATAAAGGAAGTGATACATAGTGGCAAACGAAGAAAACTTAATACCTTTTACAAGCGACCAAGACCGAGAAGAAGCCAAGAAAAACGGCAAGAAGGGTGGCATAGCTTCTGGAAAAGCACGTAGAGAAAAAGCCACTATGAGAAAAACGCTTGAAATGCTATTAGAAGAAAAGAATAGCAAAGGCAAAACATACAAAGAACTTGCTACACTTGGTTTACTAAAAGGAGCTATAAATGGAAACGCTAGTAATTATAGAACAATACTAGAAACGCTAGGGGAACTAGTAGACGGAAACGATATTATTACTCCTACTCTTAAAATAGAAGTAAGTGATAATAGCAAATTAGAAAAGGTATTATATGAAGAAAATAAACATAGCGAAGATGTTAATAAGTAATGGTATGGATATAGATAGAAAGGAGATACTAGGTATGGAGTTTATAAAACTAAATGACGGAAACTACCTAATCAAAAATAGCAATGGTAGAATTGTGTCTAATGAAGAAAGATTAAAACTAGAAAAAGGCGAACTAATTATTAAAGACGTTAGTTCTAATAATTGTCAAAAAGAAACTAAAAAGAAAATAGAAGAAATAGACAAAGAGTTAGAAGAGTTAAAAAATGAAGATATCAAAAAAACAAAACCAATTAAGAAGTAGTATTATTGCCAAAGATACACCAGAAATATATGTTCTAGGTTCTACTCAAAGTGGTAAGACTTTTATAATAGCCGAAGCGATAATTGAGTATGCTTCGGTTTTATATAATTATGACAAAGACAAACAATACTATGGAGCTATTGTAGGTTGGACTATTGATAGTTTAAAAGGAAACATAGTAGAAGTGTTCGAGAGACACTTTAACGAGCTAGGGTGGAAAAATAATACACACTATATTCTTAAATGGAATAATGACGAAAAGAGCTTATCAATATATAACCTTAAATTATTCTTTTTTGGTTTTAATAACGTTAAGTCATTTAACAAGATACTAGGTAGACCTTTAATACTTGAGTGGATAGATGAAAGTGCTAGAATATATACTAATAAAGAATTACAAGCTAGTTTTGACGAGTTCCCAGGCAGACAAATGTCTTTTGCAGGACACCCTTATTTAAAAACAATACACTCATTTAACGTAGAAGGTAGCGAACGACACCCATATAAAGAAACATACATAGACAATAAACCTGGAGCAAAACATTTTACTTTCTTCCCTTATGACAACCCAATGCTAGACACCGAAGAAAAGATAAGACAAGTTGTTAATATGTTCCCACCTGGTTCGTTAAGACAACAAAAGGTCTTTAATGAGTGGGTAGTTGCCGAAGGAAAAGTTTTTGATAACTTAAATGTTATTAATGAAGTACCGTACCAGATCCGTGAAATAATAATAGGTATTGACTACGGTAGTGTAAACCCTACTACTTTTGTTCCACTAGCTTTATGTTTTGATTTAGACTTAAGGATATGGAAGATAGTAAGACTAGAGTGTTATTATCATAAACCAGAAGAAGACACACCAACAACCGAGTATTATTCAATGCAATTAAGACTATTTATGATATATCTAAAGAGTAAGTATCCTACTATACCTATATCTAGAATAGTAATAGATAGTGAAGCGTCTCACTTTGATAATAGATTAACAGTAGATAATATACCTCATGAAACAAGCAAAAAAGGAGCAGGTTCGGTTAATGAAGGAGTGGAATATATGCAGTCAATGTTCTACAAAGGATATTTAGAAATACTAGAAAGACCGTCTATAACACATTTTTACCAAGACGGACATTATATAGAAAGCGGTAAAGATGAAAGCCTAGTAGAGTTAGAAAGTTATCAATACGACCGTATTAAGAGTGAGACTACTGGAACTAATGTTTATAAAAAAGACCTAGACCATAGTATAGATGCTATAAGATACGGACTAGCACTAATGAAAGAGATAGGAATAGCACCAGTAGTTTAATGCAGGTCAAATGTAAAAAAACAAAACGCTTTCTAGTAGACATTGATATAGAAACATATCTAGCTAATTTAAGAGCTTTAGGAATTAAGCAAGAAATACCTTTAAGAATAACCTTACCATGTCCTAGGTGTCATAAGGTAGAGGTATATGATATATACGAAAAACACTACTTATTCATAGAAAATAAAGAAAAGTAGGTTGTCGTCAAATGTCGCCGATAAGGTGGTATAATTATAAGTGATAAGAGAAGTGCAATTTTATTGAGTAGGACAAAATAGTCGCTACTGGAAGCATATTATCGAGGAGTTGATAGTATGCTTTTTTTATTGAAGAAATGGAAATTGTGCTTATATATAAACGGAATATACGTTGGTAAGGTTTATATAAAAGGAAATGAGACACCAACGGAAAGAGCTTATAAGGTACATTTTTGGTTTAAGAAACAAATCTTTAAATCAAACCATGTAAAAAGCATAGTACACCCTACTAGACTTCTTTATACAGACGAGAAGAAGAAAGAATTACATTACTCTTTTGAGTACGAGACAGGAGTTGAGATTTAATGACAGGAAAAATTAAACCAAGTGAGTTGTTACAAGCTCCATATATAAAAATAAAGGCAAAGGTAACAATGCCAGGAACTACTAATGGAAAACCAAATATAAAATATGAGGATAAGTATATAGTATGTCCTAGTGCTAAAAAGATAGCAACATACATAACAAACCAAATATTCGGTAGTGAGATATTAACCGAGACCGAAGATTTAGATATTAATTGGTTGACACCTAGCTTAAATGAAGCACTAGAAAGAGCAATATATCAAAAAGAAAGTTTTATATATATCCATAAGTATAGAAATAAAGTCTATCTAGAGTGTTTAAACAAAAGCGATATACATGATATAGTACAAACTTTTGACGAAGTACAAGAAGCAACAATAATTCAAGAGTTCGAAACCGAAAGAGACGAATACGAATTACATAGACATATTATTATAACAGGAGACGGAACTTCTACTATTGAATATAGAGCTTTTAGATTAGATAGAGACGATAAAGTACAAATAAGTATAGAAAGATTTAACGAGTTGTTTGGTACAGAATACGAGCGAGTAGAAAACAAACCTTACGAAGTTTTAGTAAACATAGATACAGGTCAAGAGTTCTTTAGAGATAGCATAAGACTATTAAATGAAGAGATGCAAGTTATTAACACAATAGCCGAAGAAGTAGAAAAGACTAAAACACGTATAGCAACTAGTGAACATTATCAAACTGGAGATATAGCTACTACTTGGAAGCCAAGAAGCACTAATTACGAAGTAAATACTCTTAACGTAGGTTCTATGAGTGATTATTTCGTACTAATGCCAGGAGACAAAGACCACCAGATCTTTGAGTTCTTACAAGGAGACTTAAGAACCGAAAAATACGTAGAAACTTTTAAGTTTTATGATTATCAAATAATTCAAATGGCAGGGTTAAGTCCTAGTACGTTTGGATATGAAAAAGACGCTTATATGAATACTGCTAATGTCGACTTATCGGCTAATGCTAGTGAAATGACAATAGAAGCTATTAAGAGACAAATTACACCACAAATTAACCGATTAATAGAAAACATAATCAAACTACAAACTGCTAATGAGATAGAAATAAATAGGATACCAGAAACGGTGGCATGGGACTTTGGAGATAACGAAAGACTAGACGACATGAAGAAGATAGCAGTCTTACAAAGAGTTAATCAAGTAGCAAGAGTTCCTTATAGTGTAAGAGCCGAGATAATAACTCCTATATTAAACAAGTTAATAGATAGTGGTGTAGATACACAAAGATTAATAGAAGAAAACGAAAAAGAAGACGACAAGATAGAAATAGAATACGGTGAGATTTAATGTTAGACGAAAAAGAAGTGTTAGAGGAGTTTAATAAACTCTTAAACGATAAGATAGACGAATACACTTCTAAATATGGTACACCGAAGAACCTATCAACACCACCTAACATATTTATAAAAGAGAACGTATGGGATAGTGAGATAAGATACCACCGTATGATGATGACTACAAAGCAAAAG